CGGATCGACCGAAGACCCCATCAGCAAGCGATTTCTCACGCCTTTTATGCCAAAACTGGATAAGAACGGCATTTATGAAGATGATCTGCACCTGATTATCCGTCTCAACTACTCAGATAATCCTTGGTTTCCGGCTGAATTAGAGCAGGAGCGGGCGTTTGATAAGGCCTCGTTGCCAGGCTCTCTATATAGATGGGTGTGGGACGGCGAATTTAACGACAGCGTGGAAAATGCGCTCATTAGACCGGAATGGTTTGATGCCTGCATTGACGCTCACATCAAACTAAACATACAGCCAGCCGGTGCAATCATTGCAGCCCATGATCCCAGCGATACCGGCGCTGATAGCAAAGGTTTGGCAATCCGTCACGGCTCAGTAATATTGGATGTGAGCGAGAAAACCGCAGGCGATATAGCAGACGGATGCGACTGGGCTATATCAGAGGCTATACGGCACAATGCAGACGTGTTTGCATGGGATGGGGACGGCATGGGCGTTGCGCTAAACAGACAGATAGATGGCGCGTTTGCAGGTAAAAATATACAACTGGCTATGTTCCGGGGCAGTCATTCGCCCGACCGGCCTGATGATACATACCAACCTGCGCAAAAGTCCAAAATCACAGATCAGAAAACAAACAGGCAGGTATTCCGCAACCAGCGGGCGCAATATTACGCAGAGCTGCAAAGTCGCGTATTTGCTACGTTTCTAGCCGTGACAACGGGCAAATGGACTGATCCCGAGAAAATGATCAGTTTTAGCTCAGACATCGACAACATAGCTAAACTGAGAGCCGAACTGTGTCGTCTGCCTGTTAAACCAAACACAAACGGATTATTTCAGCTCTATACAAAAGATGAGATGCGCTCGCGGTTTAAGATCCCGAGCCCAAACATGGGCGATGCAGTCATGATGTGCATGCGCATGCCCCACACAGCCGCAACAGCGCCACTTTCAGCGCCCATCCAGTCACAGGATTTTGATATTTTCAGCACGGAGATCAACAACAATGCGTTTTAAATGCTCAATAGATGACATAACAGCGCCGCAACTTGCGCTAGTAACCGCGCTGGACTCGGTTTTCAGGCAGCAATCAAACTGGGTAGAGGTGCTGGCGCTTGAGCCTGTCACGGTAAAAGCCGGGCTAAACATCAAAAGCTCACAATTCAGGGGCGTGATACTCGATCAGTTGCAGTTTTATATAAATATCGCTGATTTTAATATCAAAACCGAGGGACTAACTATTGCTATACAAGCAAAAGCCATTGCTGATTTTAATATCAAAACCGAGGGACTAAATATTGCTATACAAGCAAAAGCCATCGACGAGCCTGTTAAACGTCGTCGGGCGCGAAGAAATAAAAGCGACGGTGATATTTCACACGGCGACGAACAAAACATGGCTGAACAAGTGGCTTAAACCCGGGTTTGGTCACGTTAAACTGGTTGTGCATAAAACGCACGCAGACGTTTATATTGACCCTAGATCCAGCTACACGGAGGTCATAGCGTTTCAGCGGCTGGGTGCGTTTCCGAAGCAAGCTGGCGAGACACATGTTAGTGTCCGCTCACACGCCAGGGTGCATAGTAGCGGCTTTGTGCTAACATTAAATAACTGTGTGCAGGTAGCAAAGCGCACGCTGGGTATTAAAAACTGGCGAATTATTACGCCGTATCAACTATATAGGGAGTTGCAACATGGGTAGTCTATTCGGCAGTAAACCAAAAGCGCCAGAAATTACCGAAGAACAAAAACAGGCTGATCGTGACATGCAGGAGCAGCGACTTGAACAGGAAAGTGAGATCAAGCGCCGGAGATTGAGCAATACCAGCGGTCGCGGGTCACTGTTAACCGGCGCTGCAACTGGCGTATCTGACACGCTGGGGTAGGCAAATGGATAGCACGACAATATGGCGGCGATTTAAACACGCTCAGGGTGTGCGGGATTCCGGATGGTGGACTCATTTTTATGAGTGCTACCACTACTCAATCCCACAGCGCGAAACTCTGTTTGACTATCAAAAGGGGCAGAAGAAAAATACGCATCTATATGATGCAACAGCAACCGAGGGCGTGCATATTTTCGCTAACCGCGTACAGCAGAACGTTGTACCCACGGGACGGCACTGGTGTAGCCTAACTGCTGGCGTTGATATTGATCCAGAGACAGAGGTAGAAGTGGAGGGCGAATCACAGCCCGTTGATGCCGTGCTGGATGACATAACCGAGACTGTATTTAGCTACATTCACCGCTCTAATTTTGATATGCGTGCTAACGAGGCCTGCCTCGATCTAGCGATATCTACCGGCGTTTTGACGTGCGATTACAACCCCGGCACTCAAAGCCTTGAATTTGACGCAATCCCGCTAGCTGATGTGTTTTTGGAGGGCGGCGCAAGTGGTCAGGTCGAGGGCATCTATCGCCAGCACAAAATTGCTGGCAAAGACGTGCTGATCAACTGGCCAGATGCCGAGCTACCGAATCAAGTGCAGCAAAAAATAGACGCGCAGCCGCTTGAGAAAATCGAGATACTTGAATCTATGCTGAAAGACCCGGTAGAAAACAATTGGCACATGACGATTCAGCTCGATGAAAAGACTCCGATTTATGAAGAGGACTACGGCGAGGTGTCTCCGTGGATACCGTTCCGGTGGTCTGTTGTATCGGGCGAGGTGTACGGACGTGGGCCATTGATGACTGTACTGCCTGATATTAAAACGCTAAACGTCATGGGGGAATACAGCCTGAAGGCCGCCGCAATTAGCACGCTGGGCGTATGGACGGCTACAACTGATGGGGCATTTAACCCGTACACGTTTAAAATAGCGCCCGGTATTGCTATCCCCGTTGCAAGCAACGACAGCCGCAACCCAACTCTTGCTCCGCTACAGACTAATGCCAGCGCAAACTTTGCAGAATACGAGTATGAGCGTAGGCAGAAAAACGTTAACCGAGCCTTGTTTGCACATCCTATAGGCTCAATGGATGACCCCACCAAAACGGCTACTGAGATCTCTATACGCCGCCAGATGGACCTGGAAGAAGCAGGCGCGGCATTTGGGCGTTTGCAGGTTGAGCTGGCTGGTGGCGTGATCCGGCGCGTAGTGCATCTATTAAAGCGCGAGGGCATCATCCCTGATATTACGCTGGACGGTAGGCAGGTCGATATTAAATACCTCAATCCGATAGCACAACAGGCTGATATAGACAGCGCAAACCTGGTGTTACGAGCTATGCAAATGGCTGCTGGCTCAGGTGTGCCGCCAGAGCTGGCCGGTCAGGATGTAAAAATTGAAGATTTACCGAGCTTTTATCTGGATAAGTTAGGCGCGCCGGCTGAACTCAAACGCACGAGGCGAGAAAAAGCAGACATGCAGCAGCAGGCGCAACAGATGGCACAGGCGCAGCAGGCTCTTGACGCAGGTCAACAGGTAGCGGATATAGCGGGGAAAGTGGATGGATGAATTAGACGAAATTAACGATCTGGCAAAGGCGCATAAAGAGCAGGTACACGCAACGGCCGCTATCTATCATAAAGGCTTTGTCGAAAACCCGGCAGGGGCAAAAATACTTGAGCAGTGGATAAATACCCATTGTCTGAGTGAGCCGCCATCACCCGAAGCAACGCAACGCGAGTGTGGCATGGCAGATGGAAAACGTGCGCTAGTGCGTGAGATTATCAATCAGATACAAATCATAACCGGAGAATAGTATGCCTGAATCAATGTTGGCAGAAGTTGCAGAAGAACATGAAGTGGTAGCAGCAGGCGAAACACAGGAAGTAACGCCAGAAGCAGCACCCGAAACACCCGAATGGCTGGATGGAAAATACATGGAAGGCGGTAAAACGCTACAGGAAGCTATCGAGGCTCAGGCTAAAGGCGCGCCGGGCTTGCGTAAAATGCTGGGTGGTTTTAGTGGTGCTCCGGAAGAGTACGAATTCAGTATACCTGAAGGTATCGAGGGCGAGGTCGATACTGAGTTGGCGCAATATCAGGAGTTTGTCGAATTTGCCAAAGAGTCGAATATGAGCAACGACACGGCCAACAAGCTGTTTTCCATGTTTGTTGGCTATCAAAACGACATGCGAAATCAGGTTAGCATTGATGTTAATGAGCAAAAATCAGCACTGGGCGACAATGCAGACGAGCGATTGAGCAATGTAGCTAAGTGGGCTGGCGCTAATCTGGACGACAAAGACAATAATATTTTATTGTCAATGACTTCTACAGCGGATCAGGTCGAACTGATCCAGCGCCTGATCAGCAAGACACGCGGTACGAAAGTGGTTAGCCCACAAGCCACAGAGCAAGCACCCGTTGGATTCAGCCGTGCGGATTTTCAGGCAGCGGTTAATTCCGAGAAATACAGCACCGACAGAGCCTACCGTGAGGGCATCAT